CGGGACATCCGTTTCGTCAAGGTCCGGGTCTTCATCTACCGCTTTGGCAAATTCAGCCCGTTCAATGGCTTCTTCTGTCATACCCTCGTAAGCCGTGCCCTCGGTGCCTTCGGCTGGGGTTTCTTCAATTTCCTGTTCAAGTTGTGGTTCGGGGCTCATGGTGTCTTCCTTCAAGTTAATGGTGGAATGTCAAAAGAGTCATTCTGTACCGGATCGCGCTTGCGTTCCGTCTTGATTTCATCGGGCAGGGCCAGCAATGCTTCCATTGACTGGATTGCACCCAATGCATGATCCAGACTGCGTAAATCAGCGGTAGGTCGTTCCCGATCATGGCGCAGTCGTTTCAAATTCATTTCAGCCCATGCCTGGACGGTGGTCCAGACCGGATTACCCGGCTCAATAATGGGCGCTTCTTCTATCTTGAAATCAGCCATAGGTATCGTATCCTGCTTTTATATTGGCCTCTTTCTGTGCTAATTCCTTGGCCTTCAGTCGGGCCATGTAGCCTTCAACGGCTTCCTTCCTTCGATTTTCAATTTGTGCGATGAGCCGCTTGGTTTCGTCGGCCCTCTGAGCCAGATCAAACCGCGCCTCGATTTCAGCCGCTTTTATCCCCTCTATCTTGGTCGCTTCGACCGCTGCTTGTTGCAATTTCATTTGCGTCACTTCGAGTTCCACTTCGAGCTTGTCGTAAGATAACTGAATTTCAGCAATATCTTTCGGACTCATCGGTTCTGGTCCCCCCGGCAGGGCTTCGGGCTGCATCAGGTTTTGCGCTTCGGCCTTGAGCTTTTCTGTCTCGGCAAGCAAATGATCCATCTCGGCCTGTTCCAACGGACTCGGACCCTGGTCCTTCAGTTCTTCTTCTGACTTCATGAAGGCTTCTGGATCAACTTCAGCCGCCTTTAAGATGCCCTTGAGCAGTTCTTCGTCCTTCATTAACGGCGCGAACCTATCGTTCGTTGTCATGTCGGCAATCACCATCAAATGTTGCGCCTGCATGTCCTTGACCACCAGCTTGGTCGCGCCCTGTGGCCGAATAGTCATATCCCCTTTGGCTTCATCGTCTTCCAGATAAATCATGTTGTAATCGTATAGGGCACTGATCGACGGTTCGAGAATTTCATCGTCGTAACTTTGCGCAATCCGGCGCTGCACCACGTTCGATGCGTTCATCAGCATAGCCATGCCAGAACTGGTAGGAACGGCTTCGGTCGGTTCCCCTTGGGCTAGTAAGGGGAAAGCCAGTTCTTCGTCTGCGTTCTCTCTGGCGCGTTCGTGGACCGCTTGTAGTTCATCTATACGGGCCTCGATCTGGAATAACTGAAAGGCATCGGTGATCTTTTTTTCCGGGTCGGTGAAATACCATTGCTTCATGCCCCCGGCAATCTCTTCGGTGCCGTCAGCCGGTTCAATCGAGCCTTTATGGCGCACCATCTGCGGGCCAGCACTGAGCGCCGCATTGTGCAAGATCATATGCCATGTAGACTGGATCACCCGGTCTGAATCGCGCATGAAATACGGCACACCATAACCAAACAGGGTAGTTTCCGACTCTTCGTAGTTCCACACGTAATACGGCAGGCGATAACCGCCTTCCAAAGCATGGCGCTTGATCTTCAATAACCGGGTATTGCAAAACCACGCTTCAATGATTGGGTCAACGATGTCCATTTCCTCGTCAACATCAATGCCCAGGTCTTCCAGATCATCCCGATTCAGCGAACCAGTGAACTTCCACACGGAATAGCGGTTGTCAGTCGGCTGGGTTTCACCCGTGATATTGGCCCGCTCGACCAAGGATGAAGCGTACCGGGTGCTGTGTTCCGGCTTCTCACGCAAAATCTCATCAATCATTTCCACATCAAAACCGGGCAGTATCTTGAGTTCCTGAATCTCGCGCCGGTTCATAATCTGATCAATGAACACACCTTCACACTTGGTAATGTGTTCAGCCGGCAAGGGATAGAAATTCCACGGATCAATCGCCTTAAATTCGGGTGCCGGCTCTTCTTCCATCTGCACCACCCATTGACCATCAGGCAACTTATAACGGGCCTTTTTGAAACTTCCAGCCACTACCGGGCCTTCGATTATGCCGGTGCCAATCTTGCAACCGTCAACAATGGCCTTGCGCTGCTCGGCGTTATAGCGGCATTCGGTCAACTGATCGTCCATGTAACCGCGCATCCGATCGGCTCGTTTCTCGGATTCCTCAATTTCCATCTTAGCCAGATCGGCTTTAGTGACCGGGCGCATCGGTGGTGAAGGTACGCCTTGCGGACCGGGCATAGGCCCTTGTGGGGGCATACCGGGCGGTGGTGCCGTCCCTGGCGGTGGTGGTCCCATCCCTGGTTGTGGTGGCGGGCCCATTGCGGGCGGCATTCCCGCACTGGGCGGCATCGGCGGGCCGGGTGGCTGCGGAGCCATTGGATTTTGTTCCGGTCCCGGCTGTTGCGAGTTATCCGGCACCATCGCCGGCTGACCCGTAGCGGGGTCCATAACCGGCGTTTGATCATCAGCCAGCTTGATCATGGTCGGCATCGGGGTTGCTATCGCATCCCAAGAGCGTTCATTGCTCGGCACCAGCATGTTGATGATACGCGCCGCAATCGACAGGGTTCGGGTTCGGGTGATATGCACAACCGGCGGTGAGCGGCGCACCGCACTACGGTAATCCGTGTCGCCCTTGGTCATGCGGTCCAGGGTATTACCCTCAAACTGCTGCAAATCACGCAACCAGCGAGATTCGGTTTCAGCCCGGTTTTGAACAGCCGTGTCGCGCTTGTCTTCCAGCACACCAACAATCTCGGTGATGCCGGTGTCCTGCTCGGACATTTCCAGCCCTTCTTTGTATGGATGTAGTTCGGCCATTAATACGCCTTGGTTGGGTAATAAAAGAGGTCGGTGCCACCCGCTAAATAAGAACCATCGCAATCGACTAAAAGTGCGCGGGGTGGCCCCGTTTGAATGGTGGTGCCACCCCTCATGGATTGAAGCATGGAGGGCTAAAAGGGTGACACCGTTTAAGGATGCTGTCTGTCGGTTCTACGGGAACCACCCGGCTTGCATGGTTGAGTTTCCATGCCGCATGACAAACAGCATCATTAAACACATCAAATATTGAAATCCCCAAACGAGGTCGGCTTGACCCCACCACCCCGGCGCTTGGCCGGCTTGGTCTTAAACGTGTCCATACGCGAAAACATATACAAGGTCGCATCCATCAGATCATCAAACGACTTGTCGATCTTACCGTCATTACGATGATAGCTCTCATACTCTTCCTGCCACATCTTCATCGTGTTAAAAACTTTCAAGCGGCCTGTCTCAACCCGCTGGCGCATGGTGTAAATATTGCCCTCAACGTCTTTTTTAGCCTTGATCAGATGCAAACCCAGGTTGCGGTAAATGTCGATCATGCGCTTACCATCCGAAGCATTAGTGCCGGCTGTCTCGGAATTTCCCTTGATCCACTCACCGCGCATCTTGATTGCATCGCTATGCACACTGGGCAATTCCTGCTTCATACGATGCTCGGAATACAGGTAAACCGTATCGCTCTCACGGTCCCAGGCCCCCCACACAGCCGCAGTCGGATGGGGCGACCAGCCAAAATCCAAACCGTAAGCTCGCGGCCAGTGATCCGGGATCTTGAACGGCTTAACAGCCAGCACTTCATCAAAGTCAGTGGTGAACACGGCACCAGAACCCATTTTAGGGATACCCCAACGCCGCGCTTTTAACTCATGCGGTGGGTATCGTTTCAGATAAGCCGCTATTTTCTCTTCCGTGATATGCGGTACGTTGTCCCAGGTCAATGTCGCCATAAAAACCGAAGGATCTTCTTCTCTTGAGCGTTTGCGTAAATCGCGGGTCAATTCAGTCTGGCCCTTCAAAGGCGTGAAGGTATTGAACACCAGCCCCATGAAATCAAACACCCGCGTCACATTCTCTCGGTGGATGTCAATCGGCGCTTCCTCATCTTCCCATACGTAATGACGTTTAGTGGCCTCAAAAGCCGTCCGGCCCGCCTCATAGGACTTTAAGTTGATGATCGACTCATCACCCGAAACATGCCTGATCACCAGCGTATCGTACAAATTAGGCGTTCCAGTGCCCTTCTTGCACTTGTCCAGCACCAAACGGTCCTTGGGAATTAACCCCGTGCCCATCTCACGACCGGGAAAGCCCAACAACTTTTGCTGCACACTATCCCGAACGGTCTTGCCATCACGCCCCGCTACCACCCCCGAAGTCGCCCCAGGAAAACGCCGCCCTTCCCACCAGTCGGGATATTCCCCGGTAGCAAATAACGCCACCATGTAAGCCCCACACTCAGTCTTTCCCGTCCGGTTGCCGCCGAAAATCACGATTTCCATGAAATCCCGACCGGCCCGGAAGAACTTCAGGATTTCCTCGTACAACTCGCGCCGTAACGGGCCCTTGGCAGGAAACAGGAAGTCAAAGCGCCGGAACTTCATGCTTTCAAGCCGCTTCAGCTTGGCCGCAATCAGTTCAGCCCGCGCCTCTTCAAGCTGCTGCTCTATCGAAATTTTTTCTACGGCCATGAGTTACCTTCTGGTAAAGCGCAACATCCTCGGGGAATGTCCTGTTAATCAGGTCAATTCTTTCTGAGGTTAAAAACGCTTTGTCTGAATGAGTGGCGCCGATATGCCCTAACTGGACATCAGGATAGCCCAACTGCTCAAAGATGTTGGCTAGGCCATCCTCATAGATGAAATAACGGTCAATGACCACATCCTGTAAAGGACGCCCGGTCAGCCGTGGCACCCGTTGTTTGACGTACTGCTCAAACGAGATCTTATCCTTGACCCGCCAATAATGGCTCAAGACCAAAGTGTACGGATCTCGAATGGTGGCATAGACCGGCTCGTCACAGGCTACATAGCCATGATGTCGCCCCACGTTCTGAGCCCCAGGTATCCCCATGAACCCTTCTAACGTCGTGCGGGTTCCAGTACGGGGTATAAGCACATAGGCCAGTCTGCCGGGAATTAGGATCATAGTAAAAAAGGCCCCCGGCGAACCAGGGACCAGTCGCGCCCCGTTGGATTAAGCGTTGCTTGAGTTACGATCCTGCTGGAAGTAGATGTAATCCACACTCAAAGTCGTAGACACTGGCGTTCCATCCTCAGCCGTCACCGCTATGTACGGCACCAGGACCGAAGTGGTGGCAACAGCCGTCAACTCAGTGAACTTCAATACCCCATCGACGTAGAAAAACGCATCGCCCAGGGCATTGATCTCAATCCGTAGCACCTGATAGGTGTTGGCAACCACATTAGATGCGGTTTTACAGTCAGCCGCCGTTGCCACATGAGCAATGGTGCCGGCGTTCTCTGTCGCGCAATACCACGCATCGACGTCAGTCGCTTCCGAGTCCTGCACAAAACTGGCCGCATTAGTCACCGTCAGACCATCATCGGCAATCGCTTCCGACTTGACCACATGTAACACCGCTTCAGCAGAATCACTGCAAATCTTGTCCGACAAGCCCACACACAAGGTCGCACCCGTAATGTGACTGGACGCCACTCGCGCTTCCATAACCGTAGTGCCCAGGCTCACCGCTTGCGCATGAGTCAGTAAGATTGAACTCATACAGGCCGCATCAGCCACACCAGCAGTTCCAGCCGTGCCACTCACAAGGTCCACCTTGCCTTCCGGTGAAGCCACAATCGCAGCAGCAGCCGCCGATGTACCACCACCATCAAAGGTCAACCACCTAGCTACCCAGCTTTCATCCGTTACCGCTGTCTGGTGGAAATCATCGAAGGTTACGAACGAATCAGATGTATCGACCGCATTCAGGCCCAGT